CATTAAGAAGAACAGCTTGTCCGCGAGTCAGCTTGCTAACATCATTATTAGCAAGTGTTGTCAGAAAATCATTTGCGACAATTACACTTTTCATTTTCTATTCTAAATTTGATTGTTGTTTAACAGCACTAAAACTGTCATCTTTAAGAACAAGAAGAATATCGCTAACTACACTATCTATGAAATCAGGTGTAACTTCCATATCTGACATTTGGTTAATATCAATATTAAAAAGACGTGGTTTCTTAATATATGAAATCTTAACCGCATCAACACAAAATTCATCACCGTAATAAACAAACAACCTATCATCAACAAGTTCACTTATTGGATTAAGATGTCTATTTTTATTACCATAGAAGTTATTTAGAGTAGCTCGAATATTTTCGGTAGCAATTAAATCATTTTCAGAAAACTTATTTCCTACATTTACGAACTCGTCATAAGTAGTATTATAAGTAATAACAGGAATGTCTGTATCATTAACTTTCAATGCAATTTCATCTTTTGCATTAGAAGTAATAATAATACAATCTTTATAATAACGACCAATTAGATTCTCCCAATAAACATTATATTCATTAGAAAGAGCTTGACGTAATCTATCACAAGTTAAACCTGCAATTTCATACAAATCAATCTTATCTGAATCACTATCATAAAGAGAAAGAATATCTGAAATATCAATCTCATTCCCATTAACAATAATTTGTCCATTAAATTCATCACCAGTTAAGGCAATTTTAGACAAATCAATTAGATGATAATATAAATTCTTAACTTCATCATCAGGATAGACCTCATGTAAATTCTCAACAAGTCGAGCTTTGCCATAAGTTAATCGAGAAGTAGAAGAAATAAGTTTTAGATAATCACCCGGAAGAATAACGAAAGCTCTATTTGGATAATCCGCATCTTGCTTATCACGTTTAAGTTTAAGCCACGGTGTTTCACGTTTTAATGATTGAATATCATCTACACGTTTTTTACTATCTTCAAGACCTTCGCCTTTATAATTAGTTTTCCTATTTGATTTAGTTTGTATATATTTAACGGCAGCTCGATTCAGCATCATATCAATAAACTGAGGAGCAATACTCCGATGTCTATTAGATGTTATCTGCTGTATTCGTTGCTCTATTTCAATGTGTAACTCTTTTACCGTTTCATACATGACTAACCTTTCAAACTACGATACTTCGCGTTCCACTCGGCAACAATACCTTTGTTGTTATCATTCGAGAAATACGAGATAGCATCATTAATATTATTACCAATAACATTTCCGGATTAGAAGCATCGACAATGATAGAACTATTCGGAAGTTGTCGAATAATATTCATCCAAAGATAAATAGTAATCTTAGCTTTCATCTCCAGATGTTTATCATCAACAATACTAATAAACTTCTGCGGGTCACTATCAATAAGTTCAAGAAGAACAGATTGCTTATCATCGGCAGTCATTGCCATAAATTCCGAATAATCACCTACGCTACCTGTCGATACAACAACATTGTCGATAAGTGCGCTATTCGGATTATTAATAAGTTCTGTATATTTCTTGAGAGCATCAGTGCGAAGTTTCGTCCGAGCAGCTTTGAGTGCTTTACGCTCACTATCCGAAGTAAGATAAAATTGAATATTGACGCTCTTATTAATGTCTTCAACCTTATTAGCAACTTTGCTACTTAAAAGACAATATCTCCAACTAATATAATCGGGAATATTAACAAAAGTAACATACTTATAAAGTTCCGTTTCATCAAGTTCCTTAATTCGTTTCAGAACAATAGCTTCAAGTTCCGAACCAGTTTCATTCTTAATCTTATCAGCTTTTTTAAGTTTACCAATAAGTTCGTCGATATTACTTTTCAGAGCAGGATTACCTAAATCTAAAACGTAAGAAGTATCGAACTCTAAGCCATGAACAGGAATCTCAAGAAGAAAATCATTTAAGTATGTAGTGATTCGTTCTTGCCAAGAACTATCAATAGGAGATACACCAACAACAGTAGGAAGAAGAACTCGCATTTCCTCACTACGGCTCAGCAGTTCATTAACAGGACGAATAGCAGAACCAAGACGAAGAAAGTCAGTTTTGAAAGCATCTTTATTCCGAAGTTCAAAAGAAGAAGGATTGTTCCTCCATTCAATACGAACTGAACGATTAACTTTAATCATATTTTTAACATTTTAAGTTATTCAATCTTTTATATGTTAATGAGTAGTAATAACCTTTCGATTATTACTACTCAAATTGGGTGTTTAGTTCAGAGCTAAATCAAGCCAGAACGAAGTAGTAGGATTATCAATATTGATACCTTGCGAACCAAGAACTTCATAAGAAGCAATATCCTTCGTATCCGACAGTTGAGTACCACTTGCAAGTCCCCACGAAGCAGGCAGTTCAGCCATACCTTTATAGACACCTACTTTATACTCACGACCCTCTTCACAAACAAACTTAATATTACGCTCACCATTCGAACCCATAGTATGGTCAAGGAATACAGCACTATAAGAAGTAATAGGCAGACCTTGATACATATTACCGGCTTCACGGTCACGACGAGCACGAATACCGTGGTCGAACATATCAACAATCTTGACAGTAAGAATCTTACCATTAAACATCTTATAACGGTTAAAATACTTACCATAAGACATCATCTCACCATCACTCTTAATCTCGTTATCACCAAGAGTTACAAAGTAATTCTTAAGACGAGCATCATAGTAGATAGCATCATTGAACATTCGTGCGAAACCTTTACCGCAATAAAGAACAAGTTCCTCAACGGTAGAATCAATACGATTATCAAAGATACGAGTAATGATACGGTCGAAACGATTAAGTGTCAGAACAGAATACGTTTCATAATTACCAACGGCCTTGAGAATATCAAGAACACCAGCACCACGAGGAATTGCCTCACCAGTCTTTTCATCCTTTAAGTGGATAATACCATTCGAATCGCGGTTGTATTCCGAGAACCATAAGTCCTCTTCGAGCATCTCGCGTCGCATGATTTCCCACATCTTCATCTCATAAGGCATCCAAAGACTACGCTCACCACCTGATGCAGTATCAAAGGCAATATTAACAACCTTATTACCCATGTTACCAGCAATCTCTTTCGAGAAACGGTAGTAACCATACTGGTTAGTTGCCTTGCTGAACGACTGGTTATTCGAGCGGTTTCCGTCAGACTTGCTACCCGGAATAGTCGAAGCACCTAATGCCCAAATAGCACCACTAATGAAGTCTTTTGCAACAGCATCAGCCGAGATAGGAGCACCCGACATATTGGTAAAACGATAAACGTATCCACCAGTCGAAGTAGCAATACCCTCATTCTGAATACGCCATTGCATACCCGAAGGAGCAATAGCCGTGTGCTGATAAATAAACCAATTATCCTCCATTTCAACCTCAACAGTTCCGTAAGGCTGAATAGCAGTTTTATCAGATACCAGCTTTTTCAGACGAGAAGTAACACGCTGACGAGGAGCAATTTCCCAAGTATATTGAGTATCACCACCATTCAGCTTAACTTTTGTTGTAACAGCACCCTGACCTTCAGTAAGAGTAAGAAGAGGATACTTGTCACTATCCTTACCCCAAAGATAAGTAAGATTACGATTAAGTTTAACAGGGTCAATCAAATCAAAATTCAGAAGCATATTAGCATCTGTATATTGATTCGAGTCAAATTTTACAGTTCCAATTTCACGCATTGTAAATTAGATTTTTGGTTAAGTTATTATTATAAGGCAAGAACATTTGCTTTATTTAATAGGTAAAACAATTTTATCATCCTTTGCAGTCTTTTGAACTCTGGGATTACCATTGTTTTACCAGTCTTACTTGCTAATGAACGAAGACGTTTAACTTCTTTTTTAGCAAGTTCAGCTTTAATCAGTTGGTCAACTCCACCGTCAAGATTCATAATAAATCGCATAGCCAATTCAGCAGGATTAGAAAGACGATTAATCTCATCAATTTGTGCTTGACTATAAACCATTCCATTAATCTCTTGAACAGGACGAGAGAAATAATCAAATAACTCTTGACGAGAAATAAGTTTCTCACCATCAGTCGTCTTAATTCTCAGACCTTCTTTCGGAAGAGCGTATTCTCCAATCTGACCTTTAACAACAATTAAATCATAAAGACTACCCGGTGCATTATGAACTTTGACAGTACCGTCATCTTCATAAGAAACACCAAAGTATTTAATTTCCTTTTCAAGTTCAGCCTGCATTTCTTTGGCCTCACGTTCACGAATTGCTTTAATCTCACTCTCTTGAGTTTTACGCAACCAATTAAGACTTTCAGTCGCATCGTCTTTAAGAGTGTTATTTGCTTTTGCAAACTCAACAATTCGTTTGGCACGTTCCGGAGAAGTACCTTTTTGAATTTCAGCTTTATAGATTAAATCAGCAAGTAAGTTATCATCATCTTTGATTTCAACTTTACTATAATCTACATTTGCTGAATAACCTTCGATTGTACCGAACTTACTCTTATATTCAACAAGAGCTGCAATATCAGGATTGTTAGCTAAAACTCATTAAAACCTTTTGCAAAACCCTCTCGTTCACCAAGAGCTTTTACAGCAGCTTCACGTTTAGCAAAACCCTCAATCGTAGGTTCAAACTTAACAGGTTCACCTTTCTCATCTTTAATAACAATACCACTGGCCTTTGAAATAGCTTCGATATAATCACCGTCTAATTCATTAGGCTCTTCATCAGACATTGCATCAATCTGTTCCTTTGTGAACTTGATTTCACCGTTATCATCTACGGCGTTTCCATTATCATCAAGTGTGTAAAGAGTACCATCAATTTCTACTTGTTCCGGTTCAGTTTCTTCTTCACCATTACCAGTAGAACCACCCTTACCACCTTCTTCTTCAGCTTTCTTACGAGCAGCTTCCTCTTCAGCTTTACGTCGTTCTTCAGCTTCTTGAGCTTCTTTAGCTTCCTTAGCTTTACGTTCTTCTAATTCTTTACGAAGACGTTCTTGTTTTTGCTCCTGAGTTTCATCATCAGGTATAACAACTTTTTCAACAGCCATATTAGTATTTATTTATAGTTGAATATTATTACATGAACAAAGATATACTATATATAATATATTATCAATAATTATAGTAGTATTATCTTGCAGGTTCTCTTGCTCGCCGTCGATAATTCTCGGTCATCATTGCTTTAATTCTTTTTGTAACTTTATTCTATTAACATCAGAAGCAGTGTAACCAGATTGAGCAGCCATAGCTTCATCTTTATCTATATTACCATTTCCATTGGTATCTACTTTAAGTCGCATATTCCAAATCTCTTTTTCACCTTCTTGTTTAAGAATCTCAAGATTAATATCATGTTCTCTATCAAGAGCATTTTGTTGAGCTTCAAATTCTTGTTTAGCTGCTTCACGCTGACTAACAATTTGTTCAACTTCTGCTTGAGCTTGTTGTTGAACTTGTTGCATTTGAAGTTCATAATCTCGACGAGCTTGAATAGCTTTCTTAATATTCTTAGCAATAGAAGTAATATTATTATTCTCAATAGCTTCAATAGCAACTTCAAGTTGGTCATTCTGACCTGCGCTAAAAGCAAGTTCTTTCATCATGTTCAGCTTATTCTGAACATCGGCATTATTACGAATATAAATTCCAATATTACCAGAGAAATCAGAAGAACCATCAATATCAACTACAACAACTTTATTAGTTGTCGGGTCTACATAAGAACCTCGTTTACCGTCAATCCAAGCAAACTTACTGTAATCAATATTTGCAACATAATCACGTTCACGGAAGAGATTAAACATTCAAGACTCCAAACACTTCCGGTCATTGCTTGAGAATAATTCGATTCATTAACAGCCTTACCTGCATAATCTTTAGCATCACCAAAGCGAGCATTATTCATATTAGCTGCTTCCCAAGCTTCTGCTTTCAAACCCTGTTTAAGATTATCAAGCATTTGAATATAATTCGTAATAGCACTCGTAGCTACTTCTCGAATAGATTGTAAAGCATTAGGTTGTGCATCAGAATCATCAAACGGTAAGAAACTATCTTTATTCGCAACAGCAAGACGTTCCTCGGTAGTCATGTCACTACTATCAGCGAGAATACTTTCAGGGAATAATAGCCAAGACTTAAACTTAGCTACTGCACGTTCTTGTTGTAAAGTATAAATACGATAAAGAGCAAGATAAGGTAAACACGGAAGGATAGGATTACGAAGATTATCTTTATGTAAACCTACGATACCATTATAAGGTAATTTACAATCACTATAATTGTTAAACCTTTCACGTTGAACTTCGATAGGTCGCGGCTTAATATAAATACCACTATGACAACCACCGATACGCCAACCTTCCCAAACTTGATTTATCCATTCCCATTCAATTTCAATATCACCAGCAGAAGCATCAAATTCATAATCCTCATCTACAACACTTTCTACAACATTTCCTAATAAATCTCGATGTTTAAGAATACCTTGTTTAATTTCAGTTTTCCAAACATAATGATAAATATCAATTTCTTTACCATATAATCGAGCTTCACTACGAAGTGCTTCTGCGTTAGTATGTAAGATAGCTTTACGTTCAGCAAAATCTGTTTTATTGAAGATTTGAACTATGCCATCAGGAGCATCATACTTAGGAGATACAGTATAAATATCTTTAAGATAATTCATTTCTGCATCGGTAAGCTCATCACGGAATCTATCAATGATTTGCGGAATAGTCATTCGATAAACACGAAGTCCTGCATCATCATCTTCAATATATCGTTGACCACTTTCAATACGATAATATTCGAGAGGAGATATTACTTGAAGATAAACATCACCTTTATAAACTTCTCGATAAGTATAAACCTCTTCACAAGCCCACCAATAGAAATAACATTGTTGATACTTGTCTTTCGCTTCAACGATAGTATTAATAAGTTCAAGACGTTTTTGAGTTGTAATAGTTACATCATCAATCCAATCGTTAAGAACTTCCTCAATAATATCATTAAGTTCGCCTTGCTTAATTGTCTTTTGACCAGTATTAAATCCTGCTTCATTAAGACGATTAATAATTTCTTGATTACAATAAGCCATTACTTTATCAGCAAGAACTTTATTGCGAGCAAGAGTTACAGAAGGGTCATTATTAAATACTTGATAATTAGAGAACATATTAATAAATTCTCCCATATATCGTTCTTTAATAGGAGTGAGAAAATCTACATCACGTATCTCACCATACATGACAGCTTTCTCACCAACCTTATCAATATAATTCCGAAGAACATATTCATAAGTTTTAGGGTCTACTAAACCATTAGCAGCATCAAGAAATTTCTGCGTAACAGTTTTATCATTCTGACCAATAGCAAGATTAATCCAATAATTACAATTAGGAATGTACCAAGCTTTCGTTTGTTTTGTAGCAGTACTTGCACGCTGGTCAGGCATAACAAGTGGAGTTGCTCTTAAATCACGTTCACTCATTTTAGGAATCTATTAACTTTACGACCAGTGTTATTAGTTTTACTTTTCGAGTTAGCTTCTCGTTCAAGTAAAAGAGAATCTTTACGAAATTCAAACATTGCAACGATAGCCGAACTTAATCGGTCTGCATTACGTCCAAATATAAATCTATCCAACTCTAATAAGAAACTTATATCATAAATTTGATTAAATCTATATATTGGTGTATCGTCGGACGTTTTTCCGACAATTTCGTATAAGAAATCCCGCACCATGCGCATACCCTCTAATTTAATATCGCCATCACCAATTACAATACCATAACCAGTAATACGAGGGCCATCAACACTTCGATTAATATAACTACTTGGGTCTTTCAACAATTTATCTCTATAACCCCATTTCTTGAAATTAGTAACAAGTTCACCAGTACCAGCCTCATAAAGAACTTTACAATTCCAACGTAAACAAGCATAAAGAACAAGTTTATCGACAGCTTCCATAGTATCAAGACGACCACAATAAGAAGCAACAAGTCGTTTACCCATGTAAGGAGTTTTACTGTTAGTACGCATCCACACTTGAAAACTTGCAAGTGAATTTTTTGTACTAACTTCTTCTTTATTTTTATCTACACGATATGGGTCATAAGAAATAAAATAAAGACTACCATCATTTGGAATAGGAGAATAAAATTCTCTTATACAACCATGAACATCAGTCTTTGAATTATGAGGTACATCAGTTATATATTCATGGAATCTATCGGAACCAAATATAGCTCGTTCAATACATTCCTGTTTAGTAACAAATCTAACACGTCCATCATCAAGTATATACCAACCATCTTCATAAAAATGATTAGACTTATCATATTTAATAGCGTTAATATGATTAGTAAGTTCCGGACTGTGAAAAATGTTCTCTTGTGTGTTCGTAAATGCCTCATTAGGACTGTTAGCACGTTGACCTACATAAATATTATATTCACCAGCATCTTTCTCTTTTTCTGCACCACGTTTCTTGTCATAATCATCCTTCCAAGAAGCAAACAGTAAAGAATTACCGTCTTCTACAAAAGGTTCATAATCCCATATCTGAGGAAAAAAGAAACCACAAACAGCATGTCTACTATTAGCATCCCAGATATTTTCCATAGGAAGCATATCATTCTTTCCGGGATTATAAAAACAATTACCGAATGCTTCCCAGTTAGCACCTTTTGTACCACCAGTACCATACACTCGAATAGTACCAATTCTTTCAGCACCAGATTCTGCATTAGATAACATAACATCTAATGCCTTTTGAAGATTTGGACAACGACCAGCTTCTTCAAAATCTATTTCAATAGCTTTTTTACCTACAGCTGCACTTTCATTTCTACCAATAGCAACACTCAAAAGTTTGCTACGAAATCCAAAAGCCTTTTGACCTTCTTTTGTCTTTTTATATCCAAGTTCAATACCTTTATCGAAATTCTCACTTAAATAACCTCGTTTCCAATAAGTATGATTTTCATACCAATCAAGATTAACTTTAACCATATAAGATGTAGCATCTTTAACAGTTAAATAATCTAATGTATCAGCAGCAAGAATAACAGTTACGTTCTTATTAGCATTTAGAGTGTTAGCTGCTTGACTACCTCGTTTATATGAAAATCCTTTACGACGAGCTTTTGCTTTACATAAGTTACAACTGTTGTTAGCAATTAATTCATCTATCTTAAAATTCCAATAATCACCATCCCAAAAACGAGGAAATCCAGCAACAGTATGAACTTTGAAAAGACCTTCTTTATCTAATTGTTTACGTTCTTTTTCATTAGGAGCACGATCTATACGACCATAGTTGAGATAATTATAATGGTCGCCAGTTATACGAACTTTATGAAGTAAAGCCTTACGTTCAGCATCAGATTTAGCTGCTAAATAAGCAGGAATATCTTTAATGTATAATTTACAATATGCTTGAACACCTTTAACTCGTCTATCCATTTCACGTTGCCAAAACTTTATGGCATTAGGACTATCATCAGGTTCAAGACAATAACATCCATGTTTTTCATAAAAGTCTGCAACACGACTAAATATTTCAGTACCTACGAAAACAAAGTCTATTTTCATAAGTACACCACCACTTTCGCCTATAAGAAAATCATTATCTCTGTCAATCCAAGGTTTACCAGTAAAACGACAAATACTTGAAGATAAAGGCTTGTAACTTTCTTTATCTTCAAGTATATAATCTATAAACGGACTTCGACCAGTTTCATAACCATAACGATTGTCTTTACGATAATGTTTCTGTTTCGTTAGGAGCATTAGATGCTCTATCATTTGTTCCGTCATAGCTATCTCTGTATTCAGCTCCACCACGAATTGACGTTACACCTTTTTCAATCTTATCCCACTTATCATTAAGCTCAGTAAGACTTTCAACTCGTGCAGGAATTTCATTAGCAATTTTAATAATCTGTTTAAGAGTATCTTCACAAAGAGCTAAATCTTTCATTTCAAGTTCTTTCGACATTAAATCTTCTATACCATCAGTTAATGTACGAACTAACTTACTTGAAAGATTCAAAGATTTAATAGTAGAATTAATTAAATCTTCAACAGCTGTAATATTAAGATTTGATTTTACAAATTCAATAGCAGATAAAACAACTTTATCCGGTAGATAAGATTCATCTAAACCAGCATTAGACTTAGCATAAGCATAAGCTTCTTTTTTAGTAAGTCCTGCTTTCGTTACATAACCTTTTCTATCGGATAAATATAGTATAAATCTAAATTCTTTTTCTGCAAAAGATTTATCTTTACTATCATCACGAGCATATATCTGTTGAAGTAAAGGATATTGAAGTATTTCTTCTACATCAAGAATTAGTTTATCATTTTCTATCTTAAATCCATGTACCATACATTATCTTATTTCAGCAATACCTTCTTGAATAAAAGGTGCATTACTATCTGCATCAGAAAACTTATTATGTTTGAACTCTTCTAACCTAATCCAATCAGCAGTACGAAGAAATTCAAATATCATATTTCCCATATTCTGAACAAACTTTTCATTTTCACTTAATTCTAATTCACCAATACTATTAAGCATTTGATGAACAAGTTCATGAAAATATGTATTCTGCATTTGTGTATTAGAAATCTCAATTCCATAATCTAATGATTGTAATTGAATTACACCATTAGCAATAGAAGATTTACCGAGATTTCCAGCGTTTTGTTTATTCTCTGTAATAACAGTTAGAATATCAACACCAGCTAATACACAACTCTTAGGAATATAATTTTTAATTTTACTCATCGACTTGACACAAATATTAATACAGCGTTCAAAGCAATAGAACCAGCTGCAATCCAACCATTTCTACGTTTCTTTTTTCGTTCAGCTAAATATTTTTCTTGATAATCAATTAGCTTACTATTGAGTGAATCAAGACCACCAAAAGAAACAACCAAAAGACTATCACGAATAGCAATATGATAAGACTGGAAGGATATAACGCTATCTTGTACCTTTTGAATTTCATTGGCAGTAAGATAAAGTTTTTCATATTTTTCACCTTCAAGAAGTTTTATAGCTAACTTACGAGTTTCTTTCGGAGTAAAAACAATAACCGTATCGCCATCAATCTTGTATCTTTTTTGCGATATAGCGGAGAACGGAATCATCACTAATGATATTACTATCATTAAAATCACTTTCAGCTTTCTCATAAATAGTAATAGTTTTTTGTTCAATTCCTCTAAGACTATCAATAACAAATTGTTGTTCATTAATAATCTTATCATATTTCTCAATGAAACTATTAAGACTATCTCTTAAAGATTTAATAGTTTCATCATGTTTTTCAATACCTAAAAACTTACGATTAATATGCCTACCTAAATAAGCAGCTCTAATACCAATCGCAAGAATCAAAACAATATAAAATATATATCGAACAGTATCTTTCATAACTTACAAATCTAAATCCATTTCATTAATAAGAACATAAGATTGAGTTCCTTTACCAATTGCCTTATCAAATAAAGGAATAATAATATCATTCCATTGATTCACATCTTTGATAACTTGACAACCAGCAGAATAAAGACCAATCTCATCACTTACTTTCCAGCTTGACGCCCTATGTAAATTAATACCAAACATACCAAAGTCAGTATTATCGGTAATATCAATTTTGTCATCTCGATTATTGTCACGAATTACTTGACAAGGATTAGCTTGAACAAGTGCTTTATATTGTCCTTTATGTTTACCTATTTTCCAAAGAGCTTTGTGTACACCTTCTCGAAGAACTGCACAACCTTTATTATTAACAGGAGTTTCAAGATTTAGATTACTTGGGTCAGTAGTAGCTTCGAAAACCATACATTCCCATATATTAAAATCTCGTTCATAAAACATTACAATAACATCATTATAATGTTTAGTACAACTACTTTTAGAACGAATACCCCAAATATTAAGATTAATAGGATAACTATCATTTTTCCTAAATATAGGATATTCTAAATCTTTTGCAATTTCAATAAGTCTATTCGGTAAATCATTTACACCAATAAGTTTATTAAATAATGCGTTATATTTTGATTCCTTAGTCGCTTTCATATTTGTAATACTTTTTGTAACTTGTGTGGGCCTCGCTCCGCTCGGCCTTTCGGGTGCTCCGCACCCTCACCCGGTGGGGGAGTGGGTTGGACGCCCACTGGCGACACCATTTGTATCATCACTTATAACACTTCTATCGTCCAAACTAAATTTTATAGTTGCCCACGATAATTACTATTAAAAATCCTAATAAGATTTACTGCAAGTTTACCACAAGTATCTATATAATAAATTTTAATAGTTTTCATAGTTTAAAAAAGTGTTTTAGCAGTTTTATAAATATGTTTACTTGAATAATCAGCAATCATCATTCCGACTTCATTTTTAAGATAAGGAATATCATACATTTCTACGACTTCTTCATCTTCTTCATTTTCGTCTTGAAATTGATTCTGAATAGTTCTAATATGACAGAGAATAATTCCTACATTTTTATAACCCCAGCTCTCAACAAGATTAGCATAAGTAGAAAGTTGCATTGCATAATGATTACCTATACTATCTGCAAGGTGGTCAAGTGGTGCACCAAAATATTCCTCTTTATAAATAAAATTATTGAGGTCAAGTGTACCATCAAGTTTCTTATCATAATAACCACTTTCAAATCTAATTGGAGCCTTATTAGTTTTCCAGTCTAAAATGATAAATTCCTTATCACGAATTAAAAGAATATCAATAAGACCGGAAACAAGATTTTGGCTATCATAAACACCAATCTCAGCGTAGATATGATAACCTTTCGTAACAAGAGCAGCAATCAGACTAAATATATCAGGATACTTTTCTCGAATACCAGTCTTAACAAAATATTCAAGATTTAGCTTACCGTATTTATGACTATCAACAATATCATCTATCGTGTAAATTCTATCATTGATAAAACCATTAGCGTTCAGCTTATATCCGTTACAAGTCTTAATAGCAGTTTCAAGGTAATTATGTTTCTTTGTTCCTTTGTCACAAGCCTTAATAGTTTCTTGTTCCCATTCCCAAAGAATTTGTTTCTTAGTTTTACCTTTATATTTTTGATATTTTGGATGTCGAGGATTCTTACCTATACGTTCACACGCTGCGGCAATTTCTTCTTTCTTAAATTCTTGTGTATATTTACCAATAAGAGTAGTAACAGATATGTAACCATTACCTAAATCATCTGTGTACTTATGTTCCTCTTCATTAAAGTACAGTATTCTACCCTTTGGCAAAATCTTTTCTGAAACGCATTTTCTTCCCATCTTCTTCGGCAGTTCTACGTCTACGACGATTAGCAATATGATAAGCAATAATCTTTGCTTTACGTTCCTCTCGACTTAAACCTTCAAGTTCCTCAGCATGAGTTTTCTTAAAGAACTTAGCTGGACTGTATTCAAATCTACCAACACGAGGAACACTAACAACTTCATCTCCTCGCATCATAGCTTTGGCAACACTATCCTTTTGTGTTCTTTCCAGTAACTCTAATACTTTCGCCTTTTGGTCAGGTCTTAACTTTTCCCAAGCCGCAACACTTCGTTTATAAGAAGCAGGTCGTCGAAGAACATAAGGTTTAAGATGTTTTTCAATACGTTCATCTACGAAAGGAACTAACTTATCATAAACAAAAGGATTAAGCATAGTTTAATTATTAACGGTAGGAGATTCAATCCAAACACCTACGATAGAATATTCATCTACAAGAACAAACTCACTAAACTTAACAGTTCCAACACCAATAATAGATTTACCTTCACGGTGAACTTTCTGTTTAGCTGTAAGCGTTTGAGTATCGCCCGGCATCTGAATAAGAGTAGGAATACAACCGTTTTCCAGTTTTACTTTATCTCCAACATTAAGACCTTTGACATTTTCTGCAACAGCCATAACCGTATAAGCTTTAGCTGGAATCTTATTAATCTCCTCGTTATTAAGAATATTAAGAGTAGATACTTCAAAATCTGCACGAAGAAGAACTTTGTTACCACGAGGACTAAATGCAATTTTTGTTTCCATAGTTTTACTTTGTTTAGGATTTACATTATTATAACTACGAGTACAAATATATAATATAATCTTATCCCGTGCAAGTAAATCTAAATAAATTTCAAACTGAATTAATAAATTATCACTATCAGAAGCAGAATTATCAATAAGTCTAATAGTAATTACAGTATTAGCGATTGCAAGACCTCACAAGTGGGCGTCCAACCTGCTCTCCCACCGGGAGTACACAAGTTAAAACTAATAAAATCTCTATTAAAAGCTCTTCAAAATTTATCACTTTTTGCATCACCAGTTTTCCCACCAAAAGAATCAATTTTGGCGACATTAGTATCTTGACCAGTTGCACTACTAAAATCACTAATTTTGAACTAATTTTTTCGTTATTAAATTCGTTATTAATTACGTGATTATTTGATATAGTTTCTGAATTACGAGTTGGAATTTGTATATATATTATATATTCATTATTTGTAATAATATTACTTGTAATATTATTACTATATATAGGTATATGGTCAATTAATTCAAAATTCATTC